ATATGATACACAGTTTTAGAAATATAAAGTACTAATGATTTTATTTCTAAAAAAGCTATGAAAAAATAGGACATTGTTGCCTTACTGTATATATGAAAATTGAATTTATAATACCAACATTTGAAAGAACAAATCATTTGATAGCATTGCTCGGTTCATTAGCGGCACAAACAAATCCCAACTGGGTGGCACACGTTGTCGCTGATTATCCTGACGAACCTGTCGTTGAAAGATTGCATGATATAATTGGGTTTTTTAATGACCCAAGAATTAAATTAACCATACTAGACAAGCGTTATAATGACTGGGGACATACTCCAAGAAATATTGGTTTAGATATGGCGACCGAAGAATGGATTGTTATGACAGGAGAAGACAATTATTATGCTCCTATATTTGTTGAGGAGTTTTTAATTGCATCAAAGAAACCAGAGACACAATTCATTTATTGTGATATGTTACATAATCTGACTAGCAATTCATATCTACCTATTAAAACAAAAATACAATTAGGTTATATCGACATTGGATGTGCGGCATATATGAATAGATTAATTAGGGGTTTAAGATTGGACACAACTTATCCTGAGTCAGATCACACATTCATTTCAAAATACGTTATTAGTTTAACAGAGTTTTTCATGCCAATAACAAAGATAGATAAAGTATTATACGTTCATAACTAATGGCATCAGTAGAGATAACACCAACCAAGAGACAATCACAAGCATGGAAGTACTTAACTGACGACCATACTAACATTGTGTTATTCGGTGGATCTGCTGGTGGAGGAAAGAGTTGGTTAGGATGTTTATGGATTGTTAATATGTGCATTCAATATCCAGGCGTAAGATGTTTGATTGGACGTACGGTATTACAACAGTTAAAACTAACCACATTAAACACACTATTCGGATTGCTTAATGATATGACATTTAAATCTGGTGAGCATTATACATTCAACGGCCAGTCAAATGTGATGACCTTCTATAATGGATCTGAGATTATACTAAAAGATTTAGCATACCAACCATCAGACCCAAACTTTGATAACCTAGGTTCATTGGAGATAACAGCGGCGTTCATTGATGAAGCGGCACAGATTACATCATTAGCATTCAACATCATTAAATCACGTCTTAGATACAAACTAAATGAATACAACTTCATTCCAAAAGTATTGATGACCTGTAACCCTTCAAACAACTGGCTTAAGAAAGAGTTTTATCTACCATTTGTACAGCAAACATTAGAAGATAACAAAGTATTCATCCCATCATTACCATTAGATAATCCACACTTACCACCATCTTATATTGAGATGCTTAAGTCATTACCACCTCAACAACGTAAAAGATTGTTGGAAGGTGATTGGGATTACTTAGATGAAGCAGATGCGTTATTTGATTTTGACAGCATATCCAATTCAGTATTCAAATTTGTACCAGAACCAACAGACAAGAAATATATGTCAGTTGACGTTGCTAGGTTTGGATCAGACAGGTCCGTAGTCGCTATTTGGAGTGGCATGGTTGTCCTAGAACTTCTTGTGTACAGCAAACTATCAACCACAGAATTATCGGCTGAAATTAGGGAGTTAATTGCGAAGTACGGAATACATCCTACGAATGTTATCGTAGATAGTGATGGCGTTGGCGGTGGAGTTGCTGACCAGATCCGTGGGTCTAACTTTGTGAATAACTCATCAGCATTACACAACCAGAACTTTACCAACCTTAAGTCACAATGTTATGTGAAACTATCTGAATTGTTTAAGGAAGGTAAGATAAGTTTAAACATATTGGACCCACAGAAAATAGATGAACTAACACAAGAATTATTAGCGATAAAATTAAAAGACGTTGATAAAGATAATAAAGTAGCCATTATGTCAAAGGATGATATGAAAAGAATATTGGGTAAATCCCCTGACTTATCAGATGCATTGATGATGAGAATGTACTTTGAAATAAAAAACATGAAAGCGACAGGAAGATATTCCATCGCATTTATATAAATAGATATATATGCTTAGATTTAAAATAGATGATGTACCATACATTGTTAACAACGTAATAACGATAGAACAATATGCAAAGATTTATAAGATTAAGGACTTCTTCACACAAGATTACTTTGCAGCAAAATTAATTAGTACAGTAAGTAGTTGTCCATTAGATGACCTATTAGATTGTCCATTTGAAGAGATTGTATATATATCCAATTATATAACAGATAAACTACCCAAGAATGATGACATTGTATTCAAAGATAAATTTGAATTAAACGGTGTTGAATATGGTTTCTTTCCTAACTGGAGAGATTTAACCTTTGCTGAGTTTATTGATATGGATACGTTATCAACAAAAAAGGTTGATGAATTATTAGATGTATTACATATTCTAGCGGCAATTATGTACAGGCCAATCACCAATAAAATATCTGAACACAACTTTGAGATAGAGAAGTATGATTTAACTACGTTAGCAAAACGAGCCGAATACTTCAAAAAGAATTTAGATGTGTCATATGTAATAGGTGCACAGTTTTTTTTTATCAAATACGCAAAGAAATTTTCAGCTTATACCCCTCCATCTTTGGTGAGCAAGATGAACTTATGGACCCAGATAAAACTAATATGGATGATGTGGAGGATGATTTTCAAACTAACTTCCAAAAATCGTTCGGGTGGTTTCTTGTCGTCAACAAAATTGCTGACAACGATTTTACTAAACACGAATACATCTACCAAAAAAACATAACGGAATGTTTAAATCAGTTGTCATATCTCATATCTTGGGAACAGGAACAGATTAAAGAACAGAAGAAATTGCTGGGTCAGGTATAATTTCAAGTTACATTTCGGATTATTTTATATTTAATAATAGAATGCTTAACACAAGTTCAATTAATTACAAACAGATAGTAGCGGACCTTAGCTCAATCGCTTATCACCACCAACAGATTAAATCTTTTGGGTTTGGTGATCTTGCACAATGTACAAACGATATTGTCACAAAACAGGAGCCAGAATATCAAAGAATGTATGTTGTTCCTGGGGATGTAAGATTAAACGAGAACCATCTGAATTATCGCTTTTCTATCATCATAATGGATAGAGTTGATGATGACCAGTCAAATCAGGCGGAAGTAATGTCTGATACATTGAGAACAATAATGGATGTTTGGACTGTTCTATTACAATCATACACAGCAGCACAAGGTGACTTTAGTTGGTATTTGGTTGTAGAAGAAAACCCAGATGTAATACCATTCTTAGAAAGATTTGAAACCATTCTAGGTGGGTGGACATTAAACGTATCATTTCAAGTTGCGTTTGATTATAATAGTTGCACACCACCAGTTACAGGGAACTTTCAATTCCCAGAAGACCAACAATACAACAGTTACAAATATATATTGGATGAGTTTCAACAATTTGCAAACTTACACCAACAGGTTAATTCATATGGATTTGGAGATATAGAGCAATTAACAAACGACATAATAACAAAACAAGAGCCAGAATATCCACGTATGTATGTTCTACCTGATATCACTTTGATACAACGTAGTCATATACATTTAGGATGGAGAGTATTCTTTGTTGATAAGTTAAACAACGACATTTCAAATTTTACAGATGTATTATCTGATCAATTAGAAATTGTTAAGGACTTTTTTGCAAAGTTATATCTATCGGATTTTGATGCAGGGGTGGAAGCAAATGTTATACCATTCTATGAGAAGACAGAAACAATCTTATCAGGATGGATAATTGAGTTTCACTTTATTCAAAAGTATGATTATGATAGATGTGTACTTCCAGTGTTACCATTTACGACAGGACTTACCTGGGCTCAAGTTTCTGAATTATGGAAAAATGTTTCCAGTGATTGGAAAAATGTATAAAACAAAAATATTAAAAATGCTATGGGTCAATTAACAAATCTCTATGTATCACAATCCTATCAGGGTCTATTAAAGATGACTGATAGTACTAATGGTTTAACTAACACACTACAAACTGTTCAAACAGGTGATGGGGATAATTCTCCATTGCAAATGAGTTTAACTCAGGTTAACATCTCAGGTTCATTCACTGTTAATGGTTCACCCATTACAGGAAGTGCAATTGACACAGGTTCTTTTGCAACCACAGGTAGTAATACATTTATTGGTAACCAAATAATTCAAGGGAATGTTACATTCCCAAGTAATTCATTTGTATCAACTGACAATGTATCAGGTGCGTTATATCTTTCATCTTTAAATCAAGGAACGTTATATCTTAACGGCGATGGTGGTGAAGGTGATGTAATAGTTGGTTACTCAGCGTGGCAGAATAGTTTAAAAGTAAAAGGTGGTAGTACAGAAATTACAGGTTCATTAGGAGTTACAAATATAAAAGGAACAGGAAGTTTATTCCTACAACCAAATCAAGGAGATGCAAGATTTGTAGAAATATATAATACATCACCAACCGATACACACATCACCGCAAGTGGTGGTCAAATATTCTTGGGTGATGACCAAACATATGTTAAGGTTGATAATTATGGTTCAGTTGAACGTATTGATATTGTAGCAGGTAATGAATTAAATGTATCATCATCAGTAATAAATGTTACAGGTTCATTAATTGCACCATCAATTACAGGGTCATTACAAGGTACAGCATCATATGCAACCAACGCAAACTCAGCAAGTTTTGCACCAACGGTTATACCTAATTGGGTTGCAACAACTGGTTCAAATACATTCACAGGAACACAAACAATATTAAATGATGTAACGATTAATTCATCAAATCCTGTTGGAACATTTGTTAGTATGA